TGTAGGGAATATCATAGCCCTGCACATTCCATCCACTGATGATGTCGGGATAATCCGCAGTCCACCATTGCAGGAAGGAAAAGAGCAAGTCTTCTTCACTGGCACACGGAAGATAACGCACATTCGGTCGGGTCGGGGTGTAGTGGCCACACCCCCAGACGGTATATTCGCCCCAGACGAGGGCGGTGATCGCAATGATCGGCTGAAACGGATCATCCGGCGGCGCAAACCCACCCGCGCTGCTGACTTCGATATCGAGATAAACCGTGCGAAGCTGGTCGAGCGCCAACCCGCACTGCACGGGTACTTCCATGGCCATAAACTGCTGTACGGGAGAGATGACCCCGTACAATGCGCGCCCTTCGCGTTCGGACGCCCGCACATATTCGTCATAGGCGCCGATATTCGCATGAACGCGTTCTTTCAGGGGTCGACCGTCGAGGGTACGCCACTGATCAGTGGCATGGGTCGCGAGGGATGTCGTATAGGTGCGAGGTTGAAACGGCACCTTATAATAGGACGCCTCTCGGGTCTGCGGGTTTCTAGCCCGCACCCCGAGTTCGCGCCCTAACAGTGCGACATGTGTGTACGAAGCAAATGACGCGAAGGACATACGGATAGTATAGCAGAGACCCTGCTATTCTACCAGCGTGAGCTTCGGCTTTCCTGTTCCCGTTTCCGGTAGGGCAATCCCCGCCAGACCCGCGAGATACTGCGACTCTAACTGCGATTCTGCATCCATCACGCACAGGATATGCAGCTTACTCAACACAACATTCTTTGGAACGCCACCCCATGAGAATGGGACAAGACCAATGCTGATGCCCGTGCTGCCTTCGCGCATCGCTTGCATCGCCAACGGAGAATCTACGACGAGTTCCGTTGCAGTTTCTTGAATAACCTTTGCGATGACTTCCAATCCTGAAGCAAGCTTAATAACTTTCACCTGTGCCATACTAACTCCTATGTAAATCGTACTTTCACTCGACCCTGTGTATAGAGGAAATGTTCTGCGCGTCGACGCCGCACCAATCCCGGCAACGGCACCAGCACTCCATTCACCCGTGCTTTACACCATAAAGTAAAGTTGGATTCGGTGACCGGCCGCTGCGCCTTGATGTTCTTTAACAGCGTTGACGATTGAAAGTTTCCAATCCCCAGATTATAGACGAAAGACGCAAGTGCGTCAAGCTGTTGCTGTTGCAGCGGCACGACACACGCCCGAAGAATCCGTGGGGTGATGGTATCCAGTTCTTCGTGAAGCCATTGGAGGGCGACCTCTTTCGTGCAGGTCATACCTTCGGTAACGGGATTGCCCTCCACGCGAATCGTCCCGTATCCTAGTGTCCAAATCCCTACCGGATCACGATATGCGTTGGGGATGAATGATTCAAAATGGGTGATCAGTTCAACTGCGTCTGGTGAAGGATTCATGTGGAACGCCCTCGTCGTGTTTTACCGATATCATATTTGGTGCGGAGTTGCCATGCGGCTTTATCGCGATACGGAATAATCTTAATCGTATCAATCGGTGCCGGAGGTGGGGTCTGAATGCGGGCCGGATTGACAACCTCGACCAATCCCCATTGTTGCAGCAGCAATGCGATCGCATTCCGCCGGGCTAAATCATCATCCGTGAGTTGAGTTTGCGACACTTTTCCGTCCAGTAGGAACATTTCCTTGAAATGGACGATATAGTATCGTTGCCGTTTAAACAGAATATGACACGATTGCCAGAGCACCTTTGCTGCGGGTTCTCCGTCCGTGGGTTTGCTATACGCTGGGGCACCGATTCGCGTCAGGGTTTCCTTAACTTTGAGAAAGTTGTCAGCGGGTTGTCGATACCCGTCAACTTCGACCTCGGGGAAACGCACTTCCACAAAGGATGCCTCAAAGTCGTAGAATGACATAGACGCTCCATCGTTAATAGTGTTTCATAACACCATTACTGTCATATTTAGATAAATGTAAATGTTGATATTTACAATGCATATGGAACATAAATAAGCCATTAGGCGCTCAAAAATGGGCAAACCTCGTAGTGAAGAAACAAAACGTAAAATCAGTGAAAGTAAACGGCGCTAGCGCATCCGTGAAAATTTAGTTTCAATAGAAGATACTATTTCGCGCATTTGATGCATTTGTTCTTTTGTGTGTAAACCTTTGCAAAGTTTCGCTTCCCGTCGACTCATCCCGTAATATTGCGCGATAACCGATACATCATCATCTGCCAGCGCCTTGGGCCACTTCTCAAACCGCCGCCGGGGTCGGAGGGTGTGGATATAAAAGGTCGCTTGCATATCTTTGTCCAGATGCGACCGTTCGTTCATCAACGACGCGGCTCGGACGGCATCTTCCGATAGCGAAAACGCTCGGTTGACCAGAAACGGGTCATAGGGCAGTCCCTCCGATTGAAGGTCGTGATAGGTCAGCGGCCGCACACTGGACACCGCATTAATCGCATCAAACGGGGTTTTCTTCTTGGGGTCACTCATACGGGAATCCCGATATAGAACATCTGTCGTTCCAAACGACTGGCGACCGTACGAGCCTTCTCCAAATCCCCTTCGACCAAGGCGCCTTGAAGTTCGGCGATCGGTTGTCGAAACTCTCCAAACACGGCTTCGACCACATTTTGACGCGCGATATGAAAGACGCGTTCTTTGATGGAAGGATCTGCGATGCTGCGTTCCTGTTCGTTCGCAGAAATACGGACGCGCGAAAAGAGGCGCGCTTCCAATAGATAATCCGTACCACCGGAAACCGGATTGGATTCTGTCCGTCGCGTCACTTCCAATCGTTCACTCAATAAATCCGCTGTCTGTGAAATCACCCGAGGCAGTAATGCGTCTGCAAGTTTACTCATATGTTCTCCTACTTGTATTGCCCGTTATGCATCAGTTCCACACAATACGCAGCGAGATGTACGTGTGGGTCAACTGCATTCAAATGACGATACTGATAGTCAGCTGTTAAGACAATCAGGGCGGGGAGACAGTGTTCTTCTGCATGGTCGTGCAACCACTCAAACACACTGCGATAAAACTTTGGGGCATCAATATCGCCATACTGCCCAATCCATGTCCGTGCCTCTTTGTAGTTTCGCGACTGAATCGCCTTGAACAGCGGATCGAACTGCACATCCGCGTTCTGTCCCAAGACACTGGGCGTCAGGGTGCCGTCCACGCAGGCGCGTTGAATCTCATTCAGCATCCGGCGCAAGTCCGGCCACCACCGCTTGACCACCTGAATCACAATATCTTCATCCGCCGTAATCTGTTCCTGCCCGAGAATGTGCGTGAGACGATCAACGGTCTTCACCATCAGCTTCTTCTTGTCTTCCGCAGCGACAGACAACGACAAGCTGGTGCATCGGGAATGCAACGCAGGAATGATTCGGTTCGGATAGTTACATGTCAGAATGAACCCACAGTTAATCGCAAACTCTTCCATGATACCACGCAAGGCGGGTTGCGTGGAGTTGGGATTCAAATAGTCCGCTTCGTCCAGAATCACATACTTGCGTTTGCCATCCAGTGAGAGCGCCGCGGCAAAATCCTTAATCTTTGTGCGAAGAACATCGATGCCACTCTCTTCGGAGCCGTTGATAAACATCACGCTCGCATCGAGTTCATGACACATGGCCATCGCCAGCGTGGTCTTCCCGATACCGGGAGCACCAGCGAGCAGCATGTTCGGTAAATCGCCCTGTGCGACAAAACTCTTGGCCGTGTTCTTGATCGGTGCGGGGAGGATACAATCGTCAATCGTACGGGGGCGATATTTTTCGCTCCACAAAAACTGGGTCGTGGTCATCGGTCACCTACTGAACATGATAAAAAAATAATAGGCACGTCGGGAAGTGCCCCTCGCAGTTTCGCCCAACGGTGCAACATGAGTCACTGAATCTGTCGGAGTGTCCTTACAGAGTCTCGTCATCTCACACCCGTACTGCTTTCTCACGGCGTCCCGTGAGCAAATCTCTTACTTCGTCTTTACCACATGACCCGATGTCAGATAGGTGACTTTCTTCGTCGGATCGTTCAGCTTGAAGAATACCCCGAAGAGCACATTCGAGGAGGCACTGGAACTAATATCGCCCATCTCGACCGTGTAATCACCCGGCAGCAACTCCAGTGCATC